GGCAGCTTTGAAAAGAGGCCCAACCGCCGGACCTAGACCGCCGACGATACCGGAACCGATCATCGCACCCTTGCGGCTTTCATTCTCCGAAGCGACAGGGGTTGTAAGACCCGTCCAACCGGCAGCCGTACCACCCTGCAACAGTGAACGGACAAAGGGGCTTGCTTTCTCTACCGCACCGAGCTTTGTAGCGGCCCCCATAGGCGCAGTAAAACTGAGGCCCGTTCCAGTATATCTGCCCCACTTACCGCCAGTGGTTTTGTTAAGGGCTTCGTCCCGTACACGGGCGGCTGCCTCATCGCGTTCTAGCTCCTTTACCTTTTCCGGGTCCCGTAGAATGTACTCATTCCCGAATTGACGCGCGCCGCGCACGGCTGATTCCAAACCACGCTCCGCACCAGCCGCAAAATTAGGGATCGGTCCGAACAGGTTAGTAGCAACCCGATTCATAAAGGGAGAGTCAGGCACAATCGGGGCCACGCCGGGGTCCGTAATAGGTGTCTGCATCATTTCTTCTACGGAGCCGGAAGCCGGTCCCGGTGCGGGGCCAGTGTCCGCGCCATAAACTTTACCCTTCGTTTTGGAGAAAGTGTCTTTTAGCTCAAGCTGTTTTTGCAGAATGCCATACGCCTGCTCTGGCGTGGAGCCTTCCGGCCCCTCGATTTCATAGGTCTTTCCATCCGGTGATTGGAATTCATACTTGGGCATTTTACTTCCCCTTCACCTTGAAGGTCCAACCCGGCGGAATTGCATTGGAAGCTGGAGCCGCTGCGGGGGCCGTTGGTTTGACACCCGGAACCGCCTTAGCTGCGGCATCCCGAACACGTTGTTCCACATTCGCCACTTCTTGCTTGAATTCTTCCAGACGCTCCTTATACCTTTCTGGACTCTGAGTAAGGGCATTTTGCAGGTTCGATTGTGCGGCCCGCAAACCTTCCACATTGGAGATTGCGCCAGTACCCTTCAAGGCTTCCTGATAAGACTGCAAGAATGCTACGGAGGTTAGCACATTATGCGCTGCATAAGCATTGGCCGCATCGCTACCCTTTTCCAACGTGCCGAAATACGCATTCGTCAACGCCTCTCCAAAGGGCAGAGAGCTAAGCGTGCTAGCCGCGCCTGTAATCAGATCGTCTAGACCCGGATCACTGAGGAGCCTATCAACCTCCCTCGTTGTCTTCTCCGTGGCTGCCTGCACTTTGGGCAGGCTTGTAGCCGCTGAAACCTTCTCTTCCGCAGATAGCTCTGCGATCTTACCGGCGGCCCTAGTTGTGGCCTCCGTTGTAGCGGCCTCTTCACGGGTTGCGGCTTCGCCCATTGTCTTACCTGTGGCCTCACCGTATTTCTGGTTAAAGGCTTTGGCCTGTCCGGGGGTTAGCTTTAGTTGCTTTCCATCTTCGCCCATAACAGGGGTCATCGTACCGCGACCGGAGCCGGAGCTACCGACACTATAAACGAGGCCGGTATCTGGATCGGCAATAGTGCGTGCGTTGAAGTCACCGAATTCGCCTGTCTTCTCTCGCGTTCCGTCGCTATACACATTGACAATTTCGCCACTCTTCAGCTTCTCAGTCTTGAGCAAGCGAACAGGACCACCGAGGGCCTTTGCATCCACGCCCATCATGCCCATTGCCATGCGCAAGGTTTGATCGGTCGCAACGTCCGGCGGAACTTCACCGGCCGGCGGGGCCGCTTCTGGCGGCAATCCAGCGGCAGGAGGAGCCGTTACGCCGTCACCGGGCGGACCCGGCATCGGAGGCGGAATTGGAGGAGCCGGAGGCGGCTCAGCTTGTGTTTGTACGTTAGGCGGAATCTGTGACGGATCGGGGCCAGCAGAGGGGCCACCCGGACCAGCCGGAGGCATACCCATGGAGGCTGCCATTTGTGCGGACACGTCTTGCGGCTGTCCCATATCTACCGGAGTAGCTTGGGCCATGCCCTGCGATTCGCCCCACATTTTCAGGCGCTTCGCATCGGCGGCTGCAATCGTTTTCATAATGGCGTCTTCGTCTACGCCCATGGCCTGCATGTTCGCAAGCGTATCGTGAAGCTGTTTCTTATGCTCTTCGGCCATGCCGCCCATATCTACTTTAATGGCCTGATCGCCTTCGCCAATATCTACCCATTCCTCCGGCGGTTCCGGGGCCGCACCCGCAGGCCCACCAGTGGGCGCAGGCGGCTGGCCGGGAACGGGCGGAGGCTCAGGCGTTGTAATGGCTGCGGGCGGGGGCACTTTAAGTGCGGAAGCCAACTGCTCTGCAACCGCCGGTTCCGGATCATTTCGGCTCATCTGTTGAGAGTATTCCACAAGGTCCTTATTGCGCTGGGCATTTAGCTCATCTTCTGCCGTGTCTGCCTTCTTGTCAGAGTAAAGACTACCGATAGCGCCGAGGGCCTTATCCATCATGCCACCATAATTGGGCACGTACTCATGTACCACTTCGCCTATTGGACCGTGACCCGGAGCCGCTACGCCACCTAGCTCAATTGCCTTCTCTGACTGTTCCTGAAACTTCTTCTGCTGCTCGCGCAGTTTCTTCGCGCGGCGCTCACGTTTCTGGTACTCAGGCATCCTCTCAATAATCACTTGAGAAGTAATGGGATCAATCTTATATGAGCTAGGCATTTTAGTGCTCCATTACTTCTTCGGCGGCGGCCGATTTTGGGGCAGCATGAAGCCTGTCCCGGCCCCTACGGGGGTATACAACGGACCACTAGTAGCAGGCCCCAAAGGTCTGGTTGCCGCAGCTACGTCGCCAAGGTAATACTCACCATTCACCAGCTTCGGTTTCGGGTCTGGCGTAAGGTTAGATAGCAGACCTTGATTACCTGCCATCTGGAAGCCTGTTCCCGGCTGGGTAATAAAGTCCAGTGGGGAAGTAGTCGGACGGTTGCCGGGCATAAGGAAATCCACCGCCCCCGGAGCGAAGTATTTATCCGGGGGAAGATGGCCGCCATAACCACGCCGACGCAGGACACGGGAACGGCTGTTACGTAGAGCGCCCAGACGTATGGTTTGCTGAGTGGGCTTTCCCGGATCACCCGGATCGCCCGCACCCGGCTCACGCGAGTCCGAATATCCGCCTCCCTCATAGGGAGCGGTCGGAGGAGTATAGTCAGAGTACCGCATGGCCCTATCTCCTTACCGCATCAACCTGCCCAAACCACCGCCACCACCGGGCCGCATGTTCGGAGGCATGATGCCACCGGAATTGCCCACCCCGCTGGGCACAGGAGCCGGGGGGCCACCCATCGGACGTGGGGTCAGGGAAAGTGGTGCGCCAGTCGGTCCGCGTGGACCCATTCCGGGGCCACCGGGCGGAACCGGATGCGGACCCATTCCACCGGGAGACGGAGGAAGAGGAGTACCGGGCCGATTTGCGGCTGCTAGCGCAGCATAGTCCGGAGGCGGCCCGCCCATCCCCGGAGGAGGCGGTTCTACTGGCATCGGTGGCATCACTCCGCCCATCGGAGGCGGACGAATTCCGCCACCATATTGTGTCATCTGGCCGGGACCACCAGTTGGGGGCATTCTGGCAGCCATTGCAGCCATATCAACCTGTGGCATTCCACCGCCCCGGAGGGCATTCAATCGTGCTTGCATGGGAATGGGCATTTCTATCTCCTTCGGAGGGCGCTGGCCCGTGCTCGTTTCGCATTTTCCAATGCTTCAGCTTTCCGGCTCCTTGCCTGAACCGCCATGGCTTGCTGAAGTCTGGGATCGGATTCTTGTGCGGTTAGCGTTGCTTGATCCTCAGCGGCTTCTGCCGATAGGCGGGCGCGGCTTTCATCGCTAAATCCACCATTCTTTTTCTTCTTGCCGAAATTGATTGGTTGCCGGTTCGGCGCATCGTTATCCACAAAGCGTCCTTTCATCATTTCATCGTAGCGAATATTATTAGGCATTTGCCTTCTCCTTCGCCAGATGCCTGAACGCGCCTAGCAGAATAGCGGTAAAGGACTCATAGTCCACCATGAGATAGCCCCCCGGTCCTTCATGGACTAGGTGCGGGAAGACTTGTGCCACTTCCTGCGCGACCAGACCCGCTGAACGATTGCCCGAAGGCCAGCTAAACGAGTGCGGACGAATGCGCTGCATTGCATAATAAGCGTCTTCATCGGAAATGTCCTGAATGTCATGCTTCAATGCTGCATCGGAGAAGTAGCCACCAACCGCGCTACCTGCGGCACCGCCAGCCGACATTGCGGCAGGATTACCGGCACCGAAATATGCGCCTGCGGCCATGCCAATTGCGCCACCTACGGCGGACCCCGTAGCCTGTCTCCGTGCGGCCCGGTCTGCTGCGGTTGCTGCGGCCTGCTGGTATTGCTGCTGCGCGGCACCCATCAAATCGGCACCGGGCGCACCACCGGCTGTACCAAAGCCTTGGTAGCTTGGGAGATAGCCACCGAACGCACCTTGATTAAGGTCCTGTGCAAGCCCCGCAGTATTGTATGGATTCATGTACTCTTGTAGGGCCTGCTGGTTCATCTGTTGCTGGCCCTGCATCCGGGTCGTATAGCCAGCCCTTTGGTTCTCCGCAAGCTGCATGGCTGCGGCCAGTCGCGTGTTATAGATATCACGCGATTCCTTGCCACCTGCCAGCATACCTTGCAGCGTTGCTTGCGCGTTAACATCACCCTGCGAAGTAAGCAGGTTTTGATAGGCGCGATTGTAGGCTTCTGTGCCGGGCTGGAGACCCTGCAAACGGAGCTTCGTTTGCATTTGCTCTTGCGCTGCCTGTTGCCCCGGCCGAGTGCGAGCTAGAAGCGACTCAGTAAACGTCTTCGCGTAGGCTTCGCCTGTCTTTGGATCATAGGCCGTCATTCCGGGGTCGGCTTGGTTGTAAAGCGCCGCACCCGGAGTGGTCTTAAAATCTGCTTGCCCACTGAGCTTTCCCAGCTTCCCCATTTGGGCCTGCTGGGTAGCTAGTGACTGGTCTACTAGTCCTTGAACACGGGGATCAAGGGATTCCTTCTGTATCCAGCGACCCGTTTCCGGGTCCATGGCCCAATCTACATTTCCGAAGACACCAATTTGCGTCGGACGATTGGCCCGAGTCTGGTGCTCCATGGCCTGCTGATTTATGTCAGCCTGCTGTTCGGCAAGTTGGGTGTAATTAGGCGCGGCCGGTGCGCTAGGTCCACTACCCATTATCGTGTCCTCATCAAGCCGTTATTGCGTTGCGTGGATACTTCGGAGGGGCGGCACCATTCCGGTAACGAAACCAGAACTTAGCTGTCTCCACCGTGCCCTCAAAAAACATACAGTGTTCGCCTTCCCTGAAATAGTCTGGAACCATGGTCACATACTTGAAGCCCATAGACTCCACCAATCTCAGGACTCTTTTATTGGTAGAACGGATAACTGCATAGACCTTATTCACCTTCAATACGCATAGCGGATAGTGATGAATTGCCCACCACCATACACGCGAAGGCTTATGGCCCGATGCAATCCAAACGTGTGCGTGAATTGAATAATCGTTATAGTTGTCAAACAAGGCCGCTGCAACAGGGATTCCACCATCAAATTCAAAGATAACCTGTGCAAACGGACCTGCCGTATATCCAGACAGGGTTCCATACAAAGGTAGAAGCTCTGTATGCGTAGAAATCCAGCGGCTCATATGTAGCCTCCGGACTCGTATATCCATTGGATGCCAGCGATGCTGAGTTTAGAGGACGTAGAGACATTGCATTGCCATGCAAATGCGTACCCGAGGACATTAGCCGAAACCCATGGCCGATAAACGTTTTCAGTGCCTGCCCAGACGGCAGTATCCCATCGCGACAAATCCCACTTAGCTACGCCCCTTGCAGGGTTAGGAATAGCAGGCTGCACAAACGGGTCAATTCGGAAGTCTGGCAGAACGCGCGTAGTAAACGAAGGCTTTACCTCCGTTTGGAACACGGGCCGAATAAACTTAGCGTGCTTGTTATTGGTCGGATTTTCCAGATAAGTATAGGCGCTAAACAAGCTGCCCTCTATCGGGTTTCCACCAGTACCATCACGCAACACATTATCTACATATTGGCCGACAGTAATTTGCAACACGCGGCCATCATCCGTACCCATATAAATGCGACGGTCAACGGTACGCATCGTCCGTACCGGATAATCAAACTTGCCCCATGCCCCAGACAAGAAATTCAGGACTAACTGAACTGGTTTCTTTGCATCATTGTCATAGATATTGATTGCAATTAGGGAAAGCTCTCCACTAAAACCTACCTCAATAGGGAACTGCGGGGTCGTCGGAGCCGATAGGCGAATTATGCTTCGCGAGATACGGCGGGAAAGGACTGCTGAATACAGGATTTCAGTCGCATTTCCTTGCACCAAAGTGCTAAGGGGCACAAGTCCTCTCCGGGACAGGTAAAGTACATCTCCCCCGAAGTCACAAAGGGCACGTGGTCCGAGTATCGGTCCGATGAAGAACGTGGCATCCAGAGTCCAATCAGCCGCATTACTTGGATCGTTACCGGAATAGGAAGCCAATTCTCCCGTACTTGAAATGAAGACGAGGCGGTCATCCAACCCTTCTCCTGTATCCATGGACCAGCGCGCAAGCGCGATCAAATACCCACCCCTCTTGAAGAGGCCGCCGAGGAAAAATGGCTTGGCTTCTCCGCCCACGGAATCAATCGGCAAATACCATGCTGTCAAGGAGCCCGTTTGTAGGAACCAGAGACGGCCCTTGAATGCCAGTACAAAGTTAAAGGTATTTGGATTGACTCCACTAATCTGGCCCGGAAGCGTAGGAGTGACTACCTGCGTCCATTGCGTAAACCCCGCTGGTGACGTAAACAGCCACGTGCCAATCCCGTTGCAGAAGACCAGATATTGGTTAGCAGTTGTAGCGTAGTTTGTCCATTCACATTGACCATTAGTAATAGCTAGCGCAGCGACGGGATTATTACTCGTACCACGAATGTCGAACACGCCTGCGTCAGTACAGGCGAACGGCCATGGCGTACCGTCCACGCGATTGAATACCATGATGGTCTTGACAGATGGACCAGCAATACCCGTCACCCACTCCTGATATCCGTTCCTTATTTCAAGGGTCGCGGTATCCGGGAAGAAATTCATGGTATCAATCAGGAATTGCGGCTCCATTGTTGCCAATGGATCAAGGTCGTTAACACCGCCCGTTGGCGCTGGCAGAGCAAGCGACTGGCTAACCGCTGGTTTGGGCTGGCGAAGACCGTACATTAGACGTTCCAGCTTCCATCCGGCACATTTTGTCCGGAAATATAAAGGTAATCCCAACGCGAATCAAGCGAAATAACCGGGGCTCCTTGTGTCTGAGCTTTCTCAGCTTCCAGCATATAGCTAAACTGATTACTAAGATCGGTTGAATCCAACCCCTTTGCGTTCCAGAGTTTGAACTTGGTTCCAGCAATCATTAGATACTTGTCGAAAACAGGCTCATCTAGGTCTGCCGTTACTTGATCCTTATAAACAAGCAAAATTGGATCATAGACCCA